ATGGCGCTCGGATTCATTTCGGTGTTGGTGCACAAACTGTAGGTAATATTCTCAGAAAATACGGTCTTGACCCTAATAACTATGCGTTCTGGTGTTATGATGAATGGGATGATATTTATGCTCCAGAGGTATTGATTAGGAGTGTTAAAAACAATGAAACAGGAGAGTGGTACGACGAGGAATATTACACAGGAAGGCAGATTATTATTAAACCTGCTGGCTATCAGTATGGTATCAGATACGAGGAACTTCTGATATTTATTCTTATGTTTATTTAAAATATAGCGCAGGGATGCGCTATTTAACTATTTTATAAAATTAATAACTATTCATGCGATATAATGTGTCCTCTTTTATCTTTGCAGAATTAAAAACTATAGAAAATATTTTGTATTATTATAAATGCTTCTGGATCATATTAATCAGTTTGCCATCTATTAGAACTTTGATTATTGATGCATCAATTATTTAACCTAGTGGTTGTGCGCAACTCCACTAACGATTGAATATAGATTGTTATTTTTGTTTACACTGTCACACAAGAACATCCTTACCTGTCAATCAACATTATTAATTTTTGAATCCATGATGTTGATTTGTGATGTAAAAAAATACATATTAAACCATATATGGATTGTAATTCGTGGTTACAATTCTTGTTGTTTTTTATGGTGAGATAAAAAAGGTGTTTTAATGTCATTTCAATTAACAGGAGAGTCAATAAATCAATGGCTTAGCCTTGGTTCTCTAGCAGCGGTGATAGCAGGAGTGCCTCCAGAAGTAGCTCTTGGGTCTTTGTCAGGAGCGGTAATTTTTGTTACCTCTGCTGTAGAGTATCCTGTTCGTCGTCGTGTACTCTTGTCGATACTCAGCTTTCTTTGTGGTCTTCTCTTTTACAAACCAACTGCATCAATTCTTATAGGCATAGCCAGTCTAATTCCTACCATTACTCAGGACTCTTTCGAGAAAGGGATTGTTTTCTCTGCTGGCGCATTTGTGTCAGCAATAGTCGCAGTGCGAATTGGCATCTGGCTCTATCACCATTCCGATAATCCACGCGAGTTAATTCCGGGGAGAAAAGACGATGGTAACTAATGAGCTTGTTTTGCTTATCACCAATGCAGTTATTTGTACTGGCATAGCAATTCGCGTTGTCACATTCCGGCGTAACGGCTCTCAACACCGAAGGTTGGGAGGCTGGCTTGCTTATTTCCTGATTGTTGCTGCAGCTAGTATTCCTGTTCGTGTCGTCTATGCAATCTGGTTACGTACGCCAATGGCTGTGGATTTATCTGAGGTCATTATCAACGCTGTCATGCTTGCTGCGGTTATTAAAACGCGCGGTAACGTCGTGCAGATTTTTAAAATAACGAGGTCTAAACATGGAGATTAAACAATTCTATCGAGCTGCTGGTATTAGCGAGGCGCTGGCCGCACGCTGGTTCTCGCATATAACTTCTGCGATGAAAGAGTTTGGTATCAGCAAAACCGAAGATCAGGCAATGTTTATTGCTCAGGTCGGGCATGAGTCTGGTGGTTTCACCAGGTTGCAGGAGAATTTCAACTACAGTGTCAGCGGTCTAGCTAACTTCGTTCGGGCTGGGCGTCTCACTCAGGGGCAGGCTAATGCACTGGGTCGCCATGCTGGTGAACCACCATTGCCACTCGAGCGCCAGCGCGCGATCGCAAATCTGGTATACAGCAAACGCATGGGTAACAATGCCCCCGGCGATGGCTGGAATTACCGAGGTCGCGGACTTATCCAGATTACCGGTTTGAATAACTATCGTGACTGCGGAAACGGCTTGAAAGTGGACTTGCTGGAGAATCCTGAACTGCTGGCGCAGGACGAATACGCGGCTCGTAGCGCGGCGTGGTTCTTTGCCAGCAAAGGATGCATGAAGTATACCGGTGATATTGCACGTGTAACTCTGATTATCAATGGTGGCCGGAACGGCATCGACGACCGGCGCGCGCGGTACGTCACTGCCAGTAAGGTGCTGGCTATATGATCTGGGCATTCGTAAAAGCATATTGGAAACAGCTGCTTATCGTGTTGATGCTTGCTGCTCTGTTCATCGTCGGAGTGGTTGCCTGGAATATACACGGCAGCCGCCAGTACGATGCCGGGTATGCACAGGCGAAAGAAGACCGCAAAACCGAAGATGAGAGAGTTCGTCAGCACTACGAACAGGAGAAATCGATAAATGAACGTGAAGCGCAGCAGAGGATCGACCAGGCGCGCAATGATGCTCTTGATGCTGCCGCTCGCGCTGGCCGGTTGCAGCAACAACTCTTTGCCATCCGTGAGCAGCTCAGGCAGTATAACGCCATTGTCGGCGCTGGGACGTCAGCCGCAGACACCGGAGTTTTGCTTGCCGACGTGCTCAGCAAATCTCTCGAGAGAAACAGACAACTGGCAGAGTATGCTGACCGGGCAGCCGAAGCCGGAAGAGTCTGCGAAAAACAGTACGACACCCTGACCAGATAGCATGGCATTTTTCATGGTACTGATTTTCGGTGACGGTATATAAAACGGTACTATAAAAATGAAGTTTTGGAAAAATGTTATCACTCAATTGGTTATGATTGTCGTAAATAATTGAGTGGGAATGATTTGACCCTGCACTATGAATGAACAAAACCCTCTGTTACTACAGAGGGTTTTTTATCCTAAAGAATTATAGGTTTGAAGTTACTAACATCGTTTAGTTAAACCAGCTATCTGATTTATTCTCTTCTGCTTTACCCACGCTTTTCATCAGATCGCGACCGCCTTCAGTCATATTTCTGTTTGCGTCAGCTTCAGATTGCACCACATCGGTTTGCGCAGCTTTGTGCTTCAGTTCCTGATCGATAAATTCGTTTTCGCGCTTAACGCGGGCTTCTTCTTTCGCCAGCGCCAGTTTTTGTTTCTGAATCTCTAAGCTACGTAGCTCATCTTCATAACTTTGATCGCGTTTTTTGTCCGCAGTGGCTTCGGCGTCCAGTTTATCCTGACGAGCTTTCTTATTCGCTGCTGCCGTTGCCGCTCTTTTATTAGCCGCGGCCTGGGCGTTTGCGCGACGTTGCTTCTCTTGCTGGATTTCCCTGTTGCGCTCCGCGACCCATTCGTCATGCTGCCTTTGCTCTTCATTTTTACCTTGCTGTTCCGCTTCTGCGACAGCCGAGAGTTGATCCTGCAATGATGAGGCGATAGCCGGATAGCTTAAGGAGGCTAAGATGGCGCAAAGAAAAACTTTCTTCATGACTCCTCCTGATTATTAGCTCTTTTCAGGACATTTGGTATTTGGCTGAATACGCGTTTCGTTATACGTCGTGGTAATAACAACGGCTAAACCTGTCGTAAACTGGCACTCTTTACCCACCTGGGTGGAGGTATACACTTTGGTGCCTTCCTTATATGTTAAAGAAACACCTTCCACTAAGGTTTTATCATTCACCATAGAACCCGCTGCCGCGCCTACAGCTCCGCCGCCAACTGCACCTGCCGTCGTTCCGGAATTGCTGCCAGACCCGACGTTGTGGCCGATAACACCGCCAGCGACAGCGCCAATAAGCGCGCCGAAGGCTTGTGCGTTCCGTTTATTTTGGGCGTTGTCTACGGCAACTTTTGCGGGAAGAATGGAAATAATATTAACGGTTTTAGTTTCTTGTTTGGTATTCAGTTGATCGGTTTGATAAACATCGGCGGCATGATCATCAGCATTTGACTGGCATCCTGCCAGAGTGAATGACGCTAACATTGCCACAGGCAGAAGACATTTTTTAAATTTCATCACTATTCCTTGTTATACACATTACGAAAAATAAGACATTTAAGATCATCAAAAGAGGAAAGTAAATGTATTGCGTATAAAGGAATAGATTAAATTTATTAAAATTCATGTGGGGAATAATTTATAAAAATACATCATCACAACATATGTATTAATGATGTATTTATTTCGCAGCCGAACAGGATGAATTTCAGTCAGAACAAAGACGTAAAATTTAAGATGAAAGAATATCTGCCGCTTTGATAATCGCAAAGAGCAAAAGCATCCGACAGCGAGGTGCCGTTATGTTCTGTGAGAGTGGAGAAGGTAACCGCTAACGTTGTACCGGTGATTCGACGGAGAGTGTGGATTGCTGAGCTTCTTTTTTGCTCTGATGGTGCTGCCAGGCACCGACGGACGAGTAGATAAAACGGCCAAAGAAGAAGATAAAGCTGATGAGCAGTACGATACGGGTCATGCGACTGTTAAATCGGTGTCGTTTTCGCATACTGGTTGCCTGACTCACAAAAGGTTCCTTGAAGTATGTCCCACGCCGTGGACGGTACTTACATTAAGGCACAACAGGACAAAATGGTCAATTCTTCGTTATGTAAAAAAGCGTCAGTGAATACATATTTTAATGTTATGGAAGTTAATTTAATTATTTACAATGATGATGTAATAATGATGAGTTAACATGATAAACGTAATAATTCATTAATCAGGGTTATTTTGTTTGATATATATCAATTGGAACTTTCATATGACACTTAGAATCATTGCTCTCTATAGTGATGAATAATCATCATTCGAAGTCAGGTGGGATGCCTGTCTGAATACACCTCCTTCAGGATGTGGGGGATTCTGCTGAGCATCTATGAAACTGAATGCAACTTATATAAAAATACGTGATAAATGGTGGGGGCTTCCGCTGTTCCTGCCTTCTTTAATCTTGCCCATTTTCGCCCACATTAATACTTTCGCGCATATTTCTTCCGGTGAAGTTTTTCTCTTTTATCTGCCACTGGCACTGATGATCAGCATGATGATGTTTTTCAGCTGGGCGGCATTGCCAGGGATCGCCTTAGGGATTTTTGTCCGCAAATATGCAGAGCTGGGTTTTTACGAAACGCTCTCATTAACGGCTAATTTTATTATCATTATCATTCTCTGTTGGGGCGGTTACAGGGTTTTTACTCCCCGGCGTAACAACGTTTCACATGGTGATAGCCGTTTAATTTCCCAGCGACTATTCTGGCAGATTGTGTTTCCTGCAACGCTGTTTCTGATACTTTTCCAGTTTGCTGCGTTTGTTGGATTACTGGCGAGCAGAGAAAATCTGGTCGGCGTCATGCCCTTTAACCTCGGGACCTTAATCAATTATCAGGCCTTGCTGGTGGGTAATCTGATTGGTGTCCCGCTGTGCTACTTCATCATTCGGGTGGTGCGAAATCCGTTTTATTTACGTAGCTATTATTCGCAATTAAAACAGCAGGTTGATGCCAAAGTTACCAAAAAAGAGTTCGCAATCTGGCTACTGGCATTAGGTGCCTTATTGTTGCTGTTATGCATGCCGTTAAATGAAAAAAGCACGATTTTTAGCACCAATTACACCTTGTCATTATTGCTGCCCCTGATGATGTGGGGAGCGATGCGCTATGGTTATAAGTTGATTTCATTGCTCTGGGCGGTCGTGTTGATGATCAGCATCCATAGCTATCAAAATTACATTCCCATTTATCCTGGCTATACCACGCAGCTGACCATAACCTCCTCCAGTTATCTGGTATTCTCTTTTATTGTCAATTATATGGCTGTACTGGCAACCCGTCAGCGAGCTGTAGTCAGACGCATTCAGCGGCTTGCGTATGTGGACCCGGTGGTTCATCTGCCAAATGTTCGCGCCCTGAATCGCGCGTTGCGTGATGCCCCCTGGTCTGCGCTATGCTATTTACACATCCCTGGCATGGAAATGCTGGTTAAGAACTATGGCATCATGCTGCGGATTCAATACAAGCAAAAACTTTCTCACTGGCTGTCACCATTGCTGGAACCGGGTGAAGATGTTTATCAGCTTTCGGGTAACGATCTCGCGCTGCGGCTGAATACAGAATCGCACCAGGAGCGCATTACCGCACTGGATAGCCATCTCAAGCAATTTCGTTTCTTTTGGGATGGAATGCTGATGCAACCGCAGATTGGCGTCAGTTACTGCTATGTGCGCTCGCCAGTGAATCATATCTACCTGCTGCTGGGAGAGCTAAATACGGTGGCCGAACTTTCCATCGTGACCAACGTCCCGGAAAATATGCAGCGTCGCGGAGCAATGTATTTGCAACGCGAATTGAAAGATAAAGTCGCGATGATGAATCGACTACAGCAGGCGCTGGAACACAACCATTTTTTCCTGATGGCCCAGCCGATTACCGGTATGCGTGGTGATGTTTACCATGAAATTCTTCTGCGCATGAAGGGTGAGAATGATGAGCTGATCAGCCCCGATAGCTTCTTACCGGTCGCGCACGAATTTGGTTTATCGTCGAGTATCGACATGTGGGTCATTGAGCATACGCTGCAATTTATGGCTGAAAACAGAGCGAAGATGCCCGCTCACCGTTTTGCTATTAATCTGTCTCCAACCTCGGTATGTCAGGCTCGTTTTCCTGTTGAAGTCAGTCAGCTGCTGGCTAAATATCAGATTGAAGCGTGGCAACTTATTTTTGAAGTCACCGAAAGTAATGCTCTGACCAATGTTAAACAGGCGCAAATCACCTTGCAGCATCTTCAGGAATTAGGCTGCCAGATTGCGATTGATGATTTCGGTACCGGCTACGCCAGCTATGCGCGGCTTAAAAATGTGAATGCCGATCTGCTTAAAATTGACGGCAGTTTTATCCGCAATATTGTGTCAAATAGTCTGGATTATCAGATAGTGGCGTCGATTTGCCACCTGGCGCGAATGAAGAAAATGCGGGTAGTGGCAGAGTACGTTGAAAACGAAGAGATCCGCGAGGCGGTGCTCTCTTTGGGGATCGATTATATGCAGGGTTATCTTATTGGTAAGCCGCAACCGTTAATTGATACGCTGAATGAAATCGAACCCATTCGCGAAAGTGCCTGAATAATGCGGGCCGACATTTCTCGTCGGCCCGCAAAGCATTAAGCGGCGATTTCTGGTGTACTTTCTTCTTCAATTTTCAACCGCCAGCCAGCCACGCCTTCCCAGTATTCTTGCTCCTTTTCCAGATCAAGCAGTACCAGCGCATTCTGACTAAACCAGTCATGCGGGAAACGCAGTGTCCAGTGACTGTCATCAGTAATCAGCGTCAATGTTGGCGGTGTGGTGGTTGCCTGACGTTGATTATTGAGTAATACGCCAAGGCGCAATAGCTGAATCAGTGGCAGGAACTGTTTCTTCTTAAACAAGGTAAAGCGCGGCAGATCGTCGAGTTTAATCGCTTTACGGTGATAGCGCACCAGTGTCGCCATCATCAGCTGCTGTTCCTGATTAAAACCCGGCAAGTCGCTGTTTTGCAGAATATAAGCGGAGTGGCGATGCAAACCGCTGTGGTTGATATTCAACCCGACCTCATGCAGCATGGCGGCCCATCGCAGTAGCGCCTCCAGTTGTGGATGGG